ACCGCCTTGTACATGTCATCACCACCCACGAGTTCCAATTTTTTACTCTTGACGATTCGTTTCGTAAAGGGTCCTTGGGTTCCATCCATACAGTCCATACACATGGCACTCAATTTAGTGACCTCGTCGGCCAGTGGTATACAGTCCACGAGTTCACCAAACTTTCTCTGTTTGTAATCCCCATCGAGTCCCGCGAGGAGTACAGTCTTACCCGTCACCATGGCTTTTTCGACAAAGGGTTTGAGACCTAAGAAGAACTGCGCTTCATCCACGGCCACCACATCACAGTCATCTATGTCCATGGTGGACAAATCGTTCGTCTTGATACATCTGAACGTCACGTTATCGTGGGTCCGCAGTACCTCCTCCGAAGACCTAGTATCCTTCTGAGAGTTGATGACGACTATTTTCTTACCGATGACCTTGTACCTTTTAAGACGCCTTATCATCTCAGACGTCTTCCCAGAGAACATATTACCCATGATGATATGAAGACCCATTAGTAGTAATAAGATACTATTTTTTAACTTAAACACATAAGGACCTATACAGGTATATGACGAAACCCTTCCTCAAATGGGTCGGTGGAAAAACCCAAATTATTGAGGATGTCATGGGACTCTTCCCAAAATGTATCGAAAATTACCATGAACCTTTTGTGGGTGGGGGGAGTGTACTCTTCGCGTATCTTTCCCGAGGTACGAAGACTTCTGGTAAGGTTTACGCGAGTGATGTAAACCCCACCCTCATCGGGGTATACAAAAATATTCAAAAAGACCCCGAAACGTTCATCGTAGAGACACACAAACTCATAGAAGAGTTCAACTCTTGTACAGGCACCGAAGTGAATCGTAAACCCATGAATATAGAGGAGGCCAAAACGTCAAGGGAATCCTATTACTATTGGACGAGAGTACAATTCAACGCTATCCCCAAGGAGGAGCGGGGTTCCATTAAGGCTTCGTGTCTCTTCATTTTTATGAACAAGACGTGTTTCAGGGGGGTGTACCGAGAAGGTCCTAACGGTTTTAATGTTCCCTACGGTAATTATAAAAATCCAGCCATCATCGATGATGCACATATCAGAAACGTTTCAATTTTGATTCAGAATGTTATATTTACAGTGGAATCTTTCACAACATCAATGATTAGGGTAAAAAGGGGGGACTTCATATACTTGGACCCCCCTTACGCACCCACGAACACCACATCATTCGTGAAATATAATGTGGGGGGGTTTGGACTCGAAGACCACCAAAAACTTTTCAAACTGTGTCAGGGACTCGAGTGCAGCATGCTCATGAGCAATGCGAATGTTGAGTTAGTGAGGGATGCATTCACGGGTTCTCATTACAACTCTAAAACTATTTTATGTAAAAGGGCTATTCATTCGAAAGATCCAAACTCGAAGGCTGAAGAGCTTTTAATAAGTCACTCAGTCCAACAAACTCCACTTGATTCTCCTTAAAAAACGTGACGTAATTTTGTTTTTGAAATGTCTGCGCGGGCCCGGGTAATAGACCACACTTTTTCGACTGTTCTTCAGCCCCCGCGATACATATGATTTGTAACGTTTTACCAGTTAAACGTGGTACATCGGCATATTTGAAAGAAACCGCTGGAATCTTTTCAGCCGCTGTACCACTCGTGAGGTACGTCTGGGTCTTCACCTCAATCATATGTGTATCCGTTTCGAGGTCCAATTGGAAACGCTGAATACGTTCAGGAATCTTGACATTATCATAAAGAAGAATGCACACCTCCTTTCCTATCGCTTCACCCAGCTGACCTGACCACTGTTTAACAGGTCTATTGAGAACCTTCCGCCCCCATGCATCTTCATGCTCCTTCTTGCGGGCGGTGAGGAAAGACAAATCACCATAAATCCATTTGACGACGTTTCGGTCTCTGAGCACCGAGATTCTGGGGTCAACGATAGTATCTATGAATACAGAAAATCTAGAAGCCATAGGTGAGATACATAAAAGCTTCCCACTTAGGACATATATGTACGAGTACGTGTCTTTTGATGGTATACCCATTCGGGTCGGTAAGAATGCCAAAGAGAATGATACCATGCCCAGGGACCCAAAAAATTGGTGGATGCACACCGTGGATACCCCTGGTGCCCACGTGGTCATAGTATCTGAATTGAACACCTTACCAAAGGAGACCAAGACGGACGCTGCGGTTCTGGCAGCCTATCACAGTAAAGCACCACCTAAAAAAAAGACGAGTATTCACTTGGTTCGCGCGGAACAGGTGGTATCCCAGAAACACGCGGGTCAAGTGATACTCGGGGGTACCGTGATGCATCTGACTATTTTTATGAACAAAGAAGTGAATAGACTCGAGCGGTTAGTTAAAGAGCGTAGATGAATATATATAAATGAAAATAATCGGAATCGATATAGGGTATTACAACATTGGTGTAGTTTTGGCAGAGTGTACGGGGGCGGAGGTCACCCCTCTTTATGTTCAGAAGGTGAACCTCACAGATTTCAAAACGAACGAAGCCCCCGAGCTCTCCGATATGATTCACCGTTTCGTGATGGAGTACACCGACGTATTCTCTCAGGCGGACCAGGTGCTCATCGAGCGACAACCACCCGGGGGTATCAGTAGTGTAGAGGTTCTTCTTCATTACATGTTTAGGGAAAGGGCTATTCTCATCAGTCCCGTCTCTATGCACAAACACTTCGGTATAGGATACCTGGACTACGAGCAGCGCAAGGAGCGCACGGAGAACATAGCTGGTAAATATTTAAAGGATTTCAAGTACTATGAGAGATTGGAAAGAAAGCATGACGTGGCGGATGCCCTGTGTATGATTCTTTTCCAAAATTATAAAAATGGGTTGCAGTTCAAAAAAAAGACCATTGAACAGAGTGGTCTTTTTAGCGAGTTTGCTTTCGGTACGTCAGGGCATTTTTAAACACTTCGTGGATTTGTAAAAGTTTATTTTGGAAAATCTGGTTCTTCAAGAGAGCCGTCTCCTTCTCTTGAAGTGTGTCGTTGAGAATCTTGTTTTCATATTCCAGGTTGACGAGGCGGAGCTTGAGCTGGTTGATTTCTATTCGGAGTTTTTCGGACATTTTGAGTGAGAAGATACAACACACTCACTTAGGTTCACTTTCGAAGGTCAGAATCCGCTGTGTAGTACGTCTTCCCCTTTGTGGCGAAGCTGTGCACCCTCGCATACCCCCATGCCTGTGGAGAAGCACCAGGACGATGCCCGGTTCTCCACGCGGCGAGCCCCCTATTGTATACGGTCTTCACGGTCCTCATGGGAATCGTAGTAGCCTTAGCAATTTCAGGGAGGGATTTGGCTCCCGGATACATTTTCCTAAATTTCTGTGTGTAGGAGGAGGTTTTTGTCTTCTGTCCTTCGTCTGTCTTGAACCCCTCGTAGTCTCGCTTGAGCATCTTCTTGTAGCGGGTCTCGACCCCCTTTAGAGTTGTGAGTCCCCTGAAATATTTGAGCGGGGCGTAAATCTTACCTTGTGTTTTACGCAACGCATTAACCTTCCTGGTAATATGAGCATCAGTGAGAGGCATTCTACTTTTTAGGGACATTTTAATCACTCGATAATAAAATAAACGACTTTAATATATGATAACGTAAAAATTTCTCCGTTAACATAAATGCCCATCCCGAAGTGTGGGCCCACGGAGGTGTACCACAAGAAATCTAAAGGTTGTATTGAAATTGGTGGTGAAAAATACAAGAATAGTGTGAATAAGAATCCAGCGGCGTTTTCTCACTATAGCAAGAAAATTCAAAAGGTTATGAAAAACAAAAAGACTACGTGCGACAGACCTGACCAAGCGTACAGCAAGCTCACGAAACGCTGTTTGACTATAGGGGGTCAGGGGTTCAAGGTTGCGTTAAAGAAGGACCCGAGCGTCTTTAATGACCAGTTAAATAAAATAACCGCGTGGAAAGTTTCAAAAAGTATGAAGCCTCCCAAAACAGCTATAAAACTGAAGCCCCCCAAACCCCTACCCGTGTGTGCTCCCGACGAGGTATTCAATAAACACACGAGGCGATGTGTGAAGATAGGGGGTCAATCGTATAAACTCGCGCTCAAGAAGGACCCCACTGTATTTGACAACCAAAAGGGGAAGATAGATAATTTTAAAACTATGAAAAAAAAATTACTCGAACCAATCGTAGAGAAAAAGGTACTTCTACCCCGGCTTAAGTTATCTTCTCAATTAAAACAAGTTTTTACTAAAAAAATTAAAAATGTATTGAAAAAAAGTGAATACAAAACCAGAAATGTCATGAAGTACACGGATCGTAAAAAATTACCACCCTACGCGTTTATCGAAAAACCTATTAATATTTCACTTTATCATTTCAACTATTACGAAGACGAAGACGATGTGGATGACGACGAATTATATAAACTTTTTCAGACACCTAGAAATATTGAACGACGTGAAGTGAAAAAACTTAGTTTCGGGTATGATAACATTTCATCGAACTTTTACAAACACGTTTTAAAACGAGATACAAACCCTGATATAATTGATATAACATGGTTCATTAAAATGCAGGAGTATATTTCAAAGTTATCAAATAGGGAGCGTT